CAGCACGGCGTGCCTCGCGCACCTTGACTGGATCCGCCTCGAGCCATGCGGCATTGGCTTCTGCCACGGCAACGGGCAGGCCTTCGATGATGACGCCGCCGGCGTGAGCGACCGGACCAAAACGGCCGGACCCCAAAGTCAGCGCAGCCGTGCTCTTGGGCTCGGCAACCTTCTTAGGTGCGGTGTTAGTGGTCATTTCTTCTGCACTCCTTGTGTGCGCCTGCACACCAGATCTATGTACTCACGGGTCTCGCCGGGTAGCACATCGTCAATTTCGTACACCTGGCCATCAAACAGCACTCGCATGCCGGCATTCACATCAGTGCGCCGGCGAATGCGGATGGATGCCCGTGAGATAGACACATCGGCGTCGGCTTTGATGGTGCTCATGCCGGAGCGGTGGCGCACATTGGCGGCCAGGCGCTGCGCGGTGATGTTTTCCCAGGTGTCGGTGGGAGAGCCCCAACCGTCCTCTGCCGTGGTGCGGCGCTGGATGTGGATGCGGTCTCGCAGGGTTCCGGCCTTGAGCATCAGAATCCTCCTGCGGTGTTGATGTAGGGATCGAGGAGCCAGTCCACGCCCATCGGGACCTCCGCTGCCTGGCCGGGGGCCACGGCGTCCCGGTTGGCATAGAAGTGTCCGAGGATGAACTGGGCGATGGTCTGGATACCCTCATCGATGGCAATGCCGGTTGAGCCCTCGGGGATGTCTGCCTCGTCCTCGTAGAGCTTGCAGAATATCTTGCCCTCGATAGCCAGATATGCAGCCTGGATCCATCCCGAGATCAGCGCATCCTCCTCGGTGTCGTCGGGGTCGATGCGCAGATGTCCCTTGGCGTAGGCGAGGTCCATCTTTTGCATGGGTCTAGTCCTGGCCTTCGTCTTCTTGGTCCGGCCCCAGGTACTGAACCACTTCCCCACCGTTGGCGCGGGCATAGTCCACAGCCTCGGGATGAGGGTCTACGCTGCCCATATGAGCCTCGACCAGCGCCAGCGGCAGGCCTTCCAGCACAGTGTTGGGCTGATAGCGCACGCCGCCGATGGTGACGGGAGCAAGGACGCGGACATCGAAGAGCTGAGGCGGCCATGCAGACGGGGCAAGCGCGCCGCTATCCTGGGCGTGCGCCAGCAGCGCGTCCGCGAGCTCCTCGACCTGCGTATCGCTCACGCTTCCCACTTGCTGCACAACATCTGCCGGGCCTGCGCCAGACGCTGCCGGGGACTGCTCGGCCGTATTCGCGGCTTGGCCAGCCAGCTCATTCGCTGCGGCTGGTGGCGCTGCGCCTGCAGCGGTCCCTGTCGCGCCTGTGGTTGTGCCTTCAGCCTGGGCGACCTTATCGGCCTGGGCGTCCTTCGCATCAGGAGCCGCTGCGCCCGCGGTCTTTTTGGTGTCATTCTTTGCCATGTCGATTCCTTCAGGTGCGGCCCCAGCAAAAGCCGGGGCCAGGGTTCATCAGGTAGCCGAGTTGGCGTAGTGCTTGACTGCGCCGCCCACATCCAGCAGGTTGCCGCCAGAGCGGCAGAAGGCCAGGAAACCGACTTGGCCAACCTCGGTGTACTTCGAGTCGGTCATGCGGAACAGCGTCACATCCATCACGTCGCGGATCAGGTACTTGCTGAAGTCGCCGTACAGGATGGACTTCGCATTGGCGGCCATGGGCGCCATGTGCTGATTGATGGTGATGGTCTTTCCCATCAGGCGGTCAGGGGCGCCGCCAGGGTTGCCCTGCTCGTAGCCAGGCACGAAGATGGGGCGGTTCTGGGCGTCCTTGATCTTGCGCAGGACCTTGAGCGTGTCGTCGTGAAACATCCAACCGGAGAGCGCACGATAGACCGGGTCCACGGAATGCTCCAGATCCACCAGATCGTCATAGGTGACGCTAGCCGTCTGACCGGTGGCGCCGACCTTGCCCACGGTAGAGCGAGTCACGGCGCCAAATGGCTGACCAACACCGGTACCGACAGTCTGATGACGGTTCTGGATGCGGCCCAAGCGCAGACGCAGCAGATTCTTGAGATAGGCCTCGATGTCGATAAACGAGTCCTGCAGCAGCTCGAAAGGCACACCGATGCTCTTGGAGCTGTATTTATAGACATCGACAGCCGCTTGACCGAAAGTGGTGTCCTGCTTGCTGGTTTGCCCATTCTGGCCAACGATTTCGCCCTCCTCCTGAGTGGAGTCAGCAGTCGGAAACAGCATCTGAGCGCCGGTGCCTGTCTGAATGGCCGTCGCAACGGCACGCATGCCGCCCATTTGCTTCATGGCCTCGATCAGCGTGCGGCTGAACTCAGTGGCCACGGTGTAACCGCCCTCCGTGCCCACGGTGGTGGACATCGCGCCGCGAATATCGCCGGTCTGGCGGGCTGCCATGGAGGAGCGCTGCTCCTGCGTCAGATTGGACAGGCCGCCCACCAGCATGGCGCGCAGCGCCTGGGCTTCGTTGGAGTTGTTGCCGCCATTGGTTGCCGCGTTGAGCGCTGCCTCATGCTCGGCATGCTCATCGCCGGCCACCTGGGTCAGGCGGTTTTCTCGGGCGATCTCGTCATCGATGGCCTCGATCTCGTTCAGGATCGTGTCCAGTGCCGATGCGTCGGCTGCCGGCATGCGCTGGTCGGCGGGAGTCTTGGCGTTCAGCTCGGCGGCTGCCTTGGCCTTGGCGTCGCGCTGGGCGCGCAGTTGTGCAAGTTTGCTCATGGTGAGCCTTTCATTTCAGTTGTGACCGCTCGCGCAGGTCGTAGAGGACGTAAAAAAAACCGCCTCAAGGGCGGCTGTCTCAGTTGCGCGAGGCGCTTTACTGACGGGTACGGGCCAGCAAGCGCATGCGCTGCTGCTGGCGGTCGCGGTGGTCTTGGGTGGCGTAGGCGATGGTCGGCGCCGGTGGTTCCTGGGGCGCCTTGGCTGGGGGCGCCGGGCTTTCGCTGCGCGGACCGTTGCTGTAGGCCGAGAAATTCCACTGGCGGGCTGTGGCGCGGGCGCTCGGGCTGGCCTCGAGCACGCGATCGACAAAGCGAGCCTCGACGGCCTCGGCGGCAGTGAACCAGGTTTCAGCCTTGCACCAGGCTTCGATCTGGTCACGGGCCTGGCCGGTGCGCGCCTCGTAGGCGTCGTACATGGTGCCGTCGCACTTGCGCAGCAGCTCGGCCACATGGTCCATATCGTCGGCATTGCCGATGGCGATGGTCCACGTCTGGTGAATCATGTACTTGGAGGCGGCCGTGGCCACGACCTCATCACAGGCGCAGGCGATGGCTGTGGCCGCGCTGGCGGCGTAGCCCTCGATCTGCATGGTGATCTTGGCCTTGTGCTCGCGCAGCGCCTGGCACATGGCCTCGGCGGCAAACACATCACCGCCCGGACAGTTCGTGTAGAGGGTGATTTCCTCGGCATCGAGGGCGCGCAGCGCGGGCACGAAGTCCTGGGGGCAGACGCCGCCCCACCATTCAGCCGTCGCGCGGTCGCCCACGATAGGGTCATACAGATAGATCGCGGCCTGGCCGTCACTGTTGGCCGAGATGATCTTGCTCTCGATGGGCTCGAAAGGGCGGCGGTTTTCAGCCAGCAGCTGCAGCAGTCGTTTGCTCATGGTTTTTCATTCCCGTTGTCTTTGCTTGGGCTGCCGCCCGGGTTGCGTGCCAGGCTGTCGTTGCGCGGCATGTTCTCCTTGCGCCGCACCTCAGTGGCATCCATAAACGGCATTTCGCCGGCACGACCCATGGCGATGCGGTAGGCCTCGTAGCGGCTTTTCAGATCCGCGCGCTCCAGGGCTTCACGCAAGTGCTCGAGGAACACCTGAGAGCGAATCGGCCAGAGCTTGTAATTCAGCTCCTGACTGATGGGTGACAGATGGCGCTCCAGCGTGTAGCGCACGAAGCCGATGCCCTGCTGCTCGATGCCGGTACCGAAGCTGGTCTGCTTGTCGGTGTGTCCGATCATGTGAGGGGGCACGCCCAGGATGCGCGAGATCTCCTCCACGTTGAAAAGCCGCGTGGCCAGGATCTCCGCATCCTTGCTATTGATGGACAGCTGCGCGGGCTCCA